AGGCTCCATTTAAAAGATGTTATGAGGAAGTTAAGGAGACTTATAGAGGTAAAGAAACTGGTAATAAAGTACTAGGAAGTGTGTGTTCGTTCTGTCCGTATAAAGTACCATGTTGGGGTGATAAACTACAGCTGTTACCCCAACAGCAATCGCAAGGTAAGAATCCTAAGTGGGTATGGTATACAGAAGTAAATAACCCAAGAAAAGAATATGACTACGATTCGCAGTCGAAAAGCTAAAGGTCGTAGACTTCAAGATTGGGTTAGAGATACTTTAAAAAAAGTATTTACTTCTTTAACAGAAGATGATATAAGAGTAGCAATTATGGGAGAAAGTGGTGCAGATATTAAACTATCAAAAAAAGCTAAGGAAATATTTCCATACGATATTGAATGTAAGAATAACGAAACATGGAAAACTATATATAAAGCATATGAGCAGGCTGATGGTCATGGCGATTCTAATCCTATTGTTTTTTTAAAGATGAATAATAAAAATCCTTTGGTACTAGTAGATGCACAACATTTTATAAACTTAATAGGTAGCATATGTCAAAACAAAAAAGAATAGTAGATATTGATAACTGTGTTAAAGTCGCAGTATCTCCATGGAAACAGGGATTTACTTGTGGTTTAATATCAGATAACAATAACATGAGTATGGAAGAATTTAATCTTTGTTCTACAATAGCTAGAGGAATGATTAAACAAGCGGTACTTGACCCACATACAACTTATCTTCTTGGATTAAAAGGTTTTTCAGAAGACGAAAAAAAATCTAAGAAGACTAATGGTGAGTACCAAGAAGTAAAAGAATTCAATGAAGACAATATAGTTGACTTTCTTGAATATTTAAAAGCAAAAAACAACAAGGAGATACACTAATATGGCAACGCACTTAGTAATCGGTGATCCTCATTGTACACCTAAATCAAACAATGATAGATTTTTATGGGCAGGTAGAGTAGCCGCAGATATAAAAGTTGATTATGTAATATGTATGGGAGACTTTGTATCTATGGATTCATTATGCTCTTATGATAAAGCTAAATTATCTTTTGAGGGTAGAAGATACAAAAAAGATTTAGAGCATGCTGAAGATGCTCTAGTTAAATTTGATAAGGGTCTTGGTAAACATAAGGTTAAAAAGATTATGATACTAGGAAATCATGAAGATAGAATTGATAGACTAGTACAAGATAATCCAGAACTTGAGGGCACTATGAAAATTTCTGATCTTAAGTATAAAGATTATGGCTGGAAAGAAATACCATATAAAGAAATTAAAGTAATTGATGGTGTACATTATGTTCATCAGTTGCCATCTGGAATTATGGGTACAGCTATATCTGGAGAGAATGTTGCAAGAACTATTTTAAATAAACATAAAGTATCTGCAACAGTAGGTCATTGCCATCTATTAGATTATGCAGTATCTACATTACCAAATGGTAAAAAATTACATGCACTATCTGCAGGATGTTATTTAAATCATGTTGAGGGATATGCTAAAGGTACTCAGCATTTATGGTGGAGTGGTTTAATAATTAAACGAAATGTATCTGATGGTGCATACGATTTAGAAACTATGTCTTATAATGAGGTTAAAAAATACTATGGTAAATAAAGTATATTTTGATAATGTTAATTCTCCAAAACATTATTTAAAAGGTAAAAAGGAGACTATAGATGTTATTCGTGATTGTATGACTGCAGATGAATATCATGGATACCTTAAAGGTAATGTCTTAAAATATGTATCAAGATATAAATTTAAGGGAGAACCATTACAGGATTTACATAAAGCTGAATGGTATTTAAAACGATTAATAATGGAGGTTAAAGATAATGGGTAAAATAAAAGATGCTATAATGGAAGTAGAGCAGTATGTTGGGGGGTGTTTAAATGATAAGATGACAATGGAAGAGACAGTAGATTATTGTTCAGATTTATTTTCTAATTCAAAATCAGATAATGTTTATTTAAATAATAAAAATTTAATTAGAAAAATATATACTAATTTTGTTTATGAGGAGGCTGTAAATTTATAATGGATAAAGTATATTTAATAACATCAGATCAATTGCAAAATATATTTAGATATCTAATGACAAGACCTTATGGTGAAGTAGTACAGATAATGGGTATGTTATCCAAACTTGAGGCTTTGGATCCAAGAATAAGTAAAGACTTTGTAAAAAAACAAAAAGGAGATGAATATGAAAGTGAAGCTAGCACAAAAACTACCAAGTGAGTTTGATAAACATACAGGTTTATTATTTGAATTAAAGATTGGATTAAGTAAAGATAATAATATAGTATTAGATTATGGTGGAAAGCCTGTTGGTAAAATTAGGGAAGCATTAAAGAGTTATAAATATCATGGTAATCTTTGTGCCGCAGTAATTAATCATTGTAATGGAATGGGTAAAAAATTAGAAGATGATATTAAAAAATTGTTACAGAGTATTTAAATATAAATTCTGGCATAATCCTATTATGGATATGTTAGAAAATTACTCTGGTAAATTTAACAACTGGATTTGGAGAAAGAGATGGGCAGATCCATCTTCGTATCGTAATAAACGTAAAAAGTATATTAAGATATTAGATGCTGATGTTTGTTGAAGCCTCCAAATAAAAAAGGCTCCAACTGGGGAGCCTGTCATGTGTTGCCTATGTGGGGGAAGTGTAATAGCTTCCCCTTAAAATTTTAAGGAGATGCTGTTTGCATTAATGATTTTGTTTGTTCATCAAGTCCTGTACTAATATATGTTCCAGATAATCTATCCATTTGTTTAATTGGTTTCATAACTGTTTTATAAATACTATTTAATGCTAAACTATATTGTGGATTTTCAGCATATGTTTTAGCTATTGCCTTAAATTGACTTTGAATAGGTTCGTTTTTTTCTAATGATGCCCTATAGTCTTCATAGTAATTTCCTCTTTCCATCATTAATAAAAAATCTTTTATATTTTCCTCTAACCCATCATACTCTTTTAGTTTAGCACCACCCTTAGCCCTTACGTATTCATCATCACCAACTGCCCTTCTTCCAAAATAATTTTTAGCAAGTTTTGCTGTAGGTGCTTTTTCAAATTGACCATACCCACTTTCTAATATAGCTATACTTGCTACAATAGCAGGGTCTATTTTTCTTACAATAGATTCCTCTGGAAATCTTACGATTTCCTTTTTAGCTAAATTATATACTAATTTAGGAAACTCTTCTTTTGATATAGGTCTATTATCCATTATTACTTTTATGGCTATTAAGGTTATTGTTATTATTATGATAAAGATTTTATCTTTCACTTACCCTTAACATGCTTTTGGGTCTTGGGGGGTTGCTTGACTGAGCCACCAGATCCTGCCCAAAAAAACTTATCTGCCCAATAGGCAGCACTTGTTTTACCCTTAGCAATGTTTTTTGCATGTCTTGCTTTAAAACTTTTTCTAGCTTCTGGGCTATAATTATGACCCATTTTTTGATCGCCAAATCTTATAACTTTTACTCCACCATTATTTTTAACTGCAACAATACCTTTTTTGGTAGGATGTGATGGTGTTCTTTTAGGTTGGTTTAAATTTGTTAAACCATATCTTTTAAGTTTTTCTTTAATATTAGTTGTCATAAATTTACTTGTCTATATTGCTTTACTTTTTTAGCAATACCCTTTGGTTGTTTTACAAATTGTTTTCCCTTACTTTTACCCTCACGTTTTGCCTTTGTGGTTGCTGCGTATTCAGCAGGAGTTAAAGATTTAATGGCAGCTTCTGGTAGATATCTTTCTCCAGTTTTAGAAGATGGTTTGCCAGATTTAGTTCTCCATTTCTGGTCACCCCATGCCTTTAAAGATTTTTGACTTTTTGCAAGAGCCATTTTATTTGTACCCACCACCCTGTGCTTTGTATGTCTTTGCTAACAGTTGTGCTTTTCTAGCTGACCATTGACCAGCCTTAGTTCCCATAACTGCTCTTGATTTAATAGAATTAAATAATCGTTTTCTTAAAGATGGTTTTGTATAATTACCAGCTTTATTTACTGTACTTTTCTTTTTCATTATTAAGTAAATTGTTTAGGAATATAATCTTCATTTACTTTAATAGTAACTGTAACAGATGTATTAGCACTTGCTAATCCTCTAATTACATCTCCTTTAAATAAATAAAGACTGTCTTCGATTTGTATTATTCCATTAGGGAGCAGTTGTGTTGCCTCTGCTATTGTATAATAAGTTGTATTAGAACTCTTATACCAATCTAAACTAAATGTAACGGTATTAGATGTATCATTACTAATAATAATGCTTTTTATTTCTGCCTCATGCTGTGCAGGCACTGTATAAATATCTTGATTTGATGTAGTAAGCTGTAATCCAATTGTTCTTTTTCTAGTAATCATTATTGTGTTAAATCAAAAAAACTTATTGAACCTATTATATCTCCAGTACCAGTTATTGTTCTAACTCCAAGAGTATAAACATCACTTACTCCTGCAAGTGATGCTCCTAATTGAGTATCCCAGTTAAATGTTCCAGGTTCATTTAATGGAACATTTCCTAAAACAGAAGAAGCAACATAATCTAATTGAGTAATAGTTCCA